GGGGCGGCGAGTCCACCACGTACATATCGGCCGGGATGGAAGTCCACTGCAGCGGCGGGATGGCGGGTGCGGCCTGGCCGCCCGTGACCGAGAGGATCGGGCTGCGGGACAGGATGAGGGTGGCGTTCCCGATGCTGTCGATCTGGAAGCGGGTAGTGCCGGGGCCCTTGAGCTGCTCCGTGGTGATGGTCGCGCGCAGGATCTGGTTGGCCGCCGTGTCCACCATGTTGGTGGCCCGCTGGCAGATGTTGTACTGCTCGGCCAGCTGCTGGGCCGGGGTGGCCTGCCGCGTGGGAATCGTGGACCACGAGATGCCAGCCCGATAATGTCGCCGCCGAAGTCAGTATGGCCGGGTTGATGTACGGCGTGGGGAACTGATAGGGCGACGTCACGAGGGCAGCACCTCCCCGGCGAGCACTAAGGCGCACTCCCGGCGCGGTGGTGGCAAGCTGAGGGGATGGCGATCCAGATGGTCATGCGCCAAGGCCCGTGAGGTCTACACGCCGCCCGGCCCGATGACGGCGATCTTCCAGCGCATCAACCGGGAGAACCCGGGCGAGGACACCCGCGCCCGCGACTCCGCGCTAGCTGCGGCTGATCACGCGGAGGCCGAGCCGCCGGGCGCAGGCTGAGCAGACATCCCGCGCCGCGTCAGCGTCCCACCGGGCATGACGTTCGCAGATCGCGTAGCCGCACTCCGCGCAGGTGGCCACCGGCTGGGCGGCGCGGGCCTGAGACCCCCGCCTTCGTCCCCCGCACCTTCCGCACAGCCCGCCTCTCGCCATGCGCTCCTAGGCTGCTGTCTTCGCGGCGCGGATGCGGGCGATCAGCTCGTTCCTGTTGCCGCCTGCCGCCAGGCCCTGAGAGCGCGCCTGCGCCTGCAGGTCGGCCAGCCGCATGTCCTTGAGGGGCTTGCGCTTGGAGGCCGTCCTTGCTGCCGTACGCGGCTTCTGGGCGCGGGCTCCGTACCTGTCGATCTCCGCCCCCGTGGGCGCCTGGCGGGCATGCTGAGCGCCGTCAGGCGCCGGGGTATCGGGAACAACCGCGCCGGCGAGGACGGAGCCCATCGGGGAGCCGCACTCGCCGCAGAACTTGACGTTCACGGCGTTGGGGTGGCCGCTGCCGCACCGCACCACATCGAGCGCGCCGGGCAGCACGCCGGCGAACAACGGTGCCAGCGCAGCGGCAAGGGCCGGGCCGAGGGCACCGGCGAGGTTGCCGGGAAGATTCCCCAGGGCCTTCTCCTGCTCGGCGGATGCGTGCTTCTCGCGCTGCTCCCGCTCGCGGACCTCATCGGGGGTCTCGGGGATCTCGGCGATCGTGGATGCCCACATAGGGCTGTTGGCGAAATAGGCATCACACTCCAGGCAGTCCTCACCCCACGGGTGAACGGGCTTGCCGTCGTCATCTAGCGGGCGCTCGTGGACGTGGCCGCGGCCGTGGTCGACGTGGCGGTCACCGTCTTTCAGGACATCACTGCGGGCATAGCGCATTTAAGGCTCCTTTCAGTTACTCGGGTACCGTAGGCCGGCCGCAGCGGGGGCATTCCAGGCTCCACGCCTGCCACCGTCGGCCACCGCAGGGCTCGCAGACCCTTCCTCCCTTGGTGCCGATCACGGTCCCGGGATCAACGTTGATCATCCCGATGGACGTGTGAGCGGACTTCCGCAGCCGGTCCGCGTGCACGTCGGAGACATCCACATGGGTGCCGGGCTTCGCGTCATACCTGCTGCCGTCTGCTGAAGTAAAGCCCCCGCAGCCAGGAGGCAAGTTGACCCTGACCATCGCTAGGCCCCCGTCACCAGGACAGTGGTGGTGGCCGTCCCGGACCCTGCGGCGAAGTACAGGACATCGCCGGCAAAGAGGTAGCCCGACAGGGAGTTCGCGGTCGGGGCGGTGCCGATCGCCACGCCGTTGGCCGAGGAGACGCCAGGACCCCCGACGTAGCAGGTCGCGGCGGTTGAGTTGACCGCCGTGAACCACCCCACCGGCCCGGCGGAGTTACCCGGCGGGGCCGTCACCAGGACGGTCGGCGCGGTGCCGGTGCTGACCGGGTAAGACCGTGCCATTGACCAGCCCTCGTTTCAGGTGACGTAGTTGGTGCGGCCGGTGCGCTTGTGGTCCCAGTAGTGGACCGCCACGGCGCCGGGCGGGGGAACCCACGAGGGCGTCAGCAGGGCGAGCTCGGTGGAGTGCACCGGATTGAAGACCTCGCGGGGAAAGGCGTGCAGGACGCCCGGGTGCGCTGCCATGGCCTCGCCCATCAGCGCGTTGCCGGTGGCGTCGGGGATGATGCCGTTGCCCTCTGCCTTCATCCGCCAGTAGCGCGCCGGCAGCAGGCCGGTGACCACGGACTCCCAGAACGGGTGCCCGGCGGGGCCGCCGAACGCGGCGTTGACGACCCCGCGCCATTCCTCGTTGCTTTCCCACGACGCCCACGGCTGCCGGGAAAGGACATCGCCGAGGGCGGACAGGGGCCGCAGCGGCTGGATGTCGCAGTTCACGTAGGCGCCGCCGAAGCGGTTCACCAGGTCGTAGGCGATGACGTCGGCGAGCGCGACGGCCATCTCGATCGAGCCGCCATTCGTGCAGCGGCCCCGGATGTCCTCCAGCACGCCGTCATTGGCGAGGTCCTCCGGCAGGTTGTGCCAGCCCCACTCGATGACCTTCACGCCGGGGTTGAGTTCCTGCCATTTCTTCCCGAAGACGCGGAACGGCGCGGGCATCGGCCGGGGGCCCAGCCACATCCGGTGGATCAGCATCCCGCCAGCTCCCGGTAATGCTCAACCGTGAGATCGAGGCCTTCCTCAAGCGGCACCGCGCCGGGCAGCCCGGTTTTCGCGAGCACGACGCTGCCGGGTGTCTCCCCGGGCCGCATCGGCAGGAAGGTCACCCTGGCGGTGATCCCCGTCTGGCGTGACACCTCGGCGCAGGCCAGCGCGGCTATCTCCGCGACGGTCGTCGCGCGGCCGGTGCCCGCTTCCAGCGGCTCATCCGGCACATTCCCGGCCGCCACGCCGTCCAGCGCGGCCACGAGCGCCCCGGCGACATCGGTCACGTACACCATGTCCATCACCTGGGAGCCGTCGCCGTAGACCTCGACGGCCCCGCCGTGCAGCGCCCGCATGATGAACGACGGGATGATCTTCCGCACCCTCGACGTGCCGTACGGGGCGGCGACGGACTGCCCCGGCCCGTAGGCGTTGAATGCCCGCACCGACGCGACGGGCAGGTCCCGGTACCGGCGGTACATTCCCGCGAACCGCTCCACGGCGCTCTTGGTGACGGAGTAGGTGGAGTACTCGAACCAGTTCCCGACGGCGATGTTCACCAGCGGCACCCCGTACTGGGCGCAGGCTTCCAGCACGTTCAGGCCGCCGAGGATGTTGACCTCCGCCGCCGGCCGGGGGTTGGCGATCGTCTCCGCCGTGCCGAGAACCCCGGCGAGGTGGATGACGCCCTCGCAGTGGGCCACCGCCTCGGTGACGGCCGCGGCGTCCCGGATGTCACCCAGGATCAGGTCATGATCGCATTCGCGGGCGCGCAGCCGGTCAAGGACGAGCGGCGAATGACCGGCCGCCGTCAGCGCGTCGCAGGCGTGGCGTCCGATGAACCCGGCGCCGCCTGTTACGAGCACTCTCACGCAAGGAGCCTTGCTTCGATCTCCTTAAGCGCCGGCTGCCAGAACTCGGTCAGCACCCGGTCAGCGCCGTACTGCGCGGCGAAGGGAACGCACTTAGCCCTCTTGGCCTCGTACGCCTTCCCCCGCAGGTACGCCTGCTCGTACGCCCGGTGGATCCCGGCGATCGACGGCCGGGTCCAGCAGGCGTTGTGCACCGGGTTCCACACCGGCTCCCCGGCCGCTTTCCACCCGCCGCCGCACAGCTCCGCCATCGCCCCGGCATCAGTGACCACGACCGGGATCCCGCACGCCTGCGCTTCCAGTGCCGTGATCCCGAAACCCTCGCCCCACGACGCCTGCGAGTACAGGTCGAGCGCCCCGAACCAGTGCGCCACCTGCTGCGTAGTGATCATCCCGGTCAGGTACTCGTACTGCCCGCAGAACTTCACCGCCCCGCCGATGCCGAGCCTGGCCACCACCTGCGAGAGGTCCACCGACCCGATCTCGTGGATCAGCCCGTGCACCAGCAGCAGGGTGTCGGGGTGCGCCTCGTGCAGCCGCGCGAACGCCGCCAGCTGCTCCCACATGCCCTTGCGGAAGGAGTCCTTGTTGTTCGCGTTGATGCCGATCGTGAACTTCCCCGTGGCCCCGAGGATCTCCCTGGTCTCGTCCCGGATCTCCGAGGGCTTAAAGAGCGACAGGTCAATGCCGTGGGGGACGTAGAGCGGGTCGTAGCCCGCATCCTCCAGCCGTGCCTGCCCAGACCGCGACATGGCGATGGGGATCGCTCCCGAGGCGTCCAGGAACGTCTTGTCCGCGCTGGACAGGGGCTCGGAGTCCGAGGGCACCCAGCAGGCCAGCGGCTGGCCCTTCAGCGGCGCCGGGTCCAGCACCCACACGTCCATCAGGGTGATGATCAGGTCCGCGCCCTGCCGCTCCCGGTGCTGCGGCAGGATGCCCGCGCCGAACTGGTCACCGGGGAAAGACCCGGGCAGGACCGTGATCCCGTTCCAGCTCAGCGGCGAGCCGTTCAGGCCGTGGAAGGCGCTGACGACGACCTCATGGCCGATCTCGGGGAAGCGCTGCGCCCACAGGGCGCACTGGCTCCCGTACCCTGAGCGGCACCAGGGGCTGTTGCTGTGGAAGATCAGCTTGATCTAGGCCACCCCCGCCCCGGTCAAGAGCCCACCACGAAGTACTGAACGTTGACCGTCTGCGTGGGCGCGATCGACGCCGAGTTCAGCACCGTGAACCCCGTTGTCGCCAGCGCCGTCGCCTGCACCGTCGTCACGCTCAGCGGAGTCGCCCCCTCGGTGTTCGATGCCTGCGCGAACACCGCCACCGGGGCAGCGGGCAGCGCCGTCCCGAACGCCACCGTGGCGATCGTCCCGGCCGCCACGCCTGAGGTGTCGATGGTCAGCAGGAACGACCCGCCGAGGTCGTGGCCCAGCGGCGCCGAGGCGACGCAGTGCGTGACCCCGGTGATGGTGGGCTTCGCCCCGCCGCCGTTGATCTGCGTGCAGGTGAAGCCGGACGTGGCCGCCGAGCCGCCCGCGCCCTGCACGACCAGCGCCCCGCCCGCCGAGGAGACCGTCATCGGCGCCTCTACCAGCGTCGGGGAGGAAACCAGGTCCATGCCCTGGGCGTTGATTCCAGCTTGTGCCATGCAGCCCCTTTCCGGGGGACGTTGCGAGAAGGGGGAACAGGGAACGGGGGGGGATGAGCGCGCGGCCCCGGCCAGGGAGA